CCGCATCAGCACCTACATAACCATCATATGTGGTTGTAGTTACTGCTGGGTGAGTTAAATCTACCTCTAAGTATAAGTCTCCAGCAGCATCACATATGTCACCATATACAACAATACCTTTACCATATTTTTGTGTAACTAATCTGAAAGGAATTTCTTCACCAACAGCAAATATAGTTTCACCATCGTTTAAATCTACGATTGGAGCACCAGTGTCATTAACAACTTTAAGAGAAGCAAGGAATGATTCTGTATCCATTTCGTTTCCGTCTGGACCAGTTAATCTACCTTTATCTCTACCAGCACCAAATCCAGATACTTTAAGGATAGCAGCTCTAAGAGAACCATCAGTTGCAGTTGGAAGTGCGGCAAGTGTTGCAGCAGCAGCGAATTCACCACTAGCGTTCATTGTTTGTAATGCAACAGTTGGGTTAGTAAGAATTGTTACCGTACCTTTAGATGCATCAAATAAACCATCATTGTAGTATAAATCGTAAAGTGATTTAGTCTTGTATGGTGTAGCAGCACAATTACCATCTACGTCAACGCAGTTTGGTAAGTGGTCAACAGCCATAGATGTATGAGCACTGAACGTAGGTCCATCAACGTATGGGTCACCACCAGCTCCAGAACCATCAACTCTGTTAGAAGTTTGTGGAACGAAGAAGAATAACTTACCGATAGGCATGTTCATAGCTTGTACTGATACAATATCATTAGCTAATAATTTAGAGAATACTCTCCTAACGATAGGGAATACAACTGTTTCAAATGAACCAGAAGATGTAGCGTTAGTAGTCTCTGTTAATAGAGTTGACGCTTGATTCTCAAATAATTGAGCAACGTTCTCTTTTACGTGTCCTTGTAGACCGTCTAAGAATCCTAAAGATTCCCATTTAGATTGAGTAAGTCTTCGAACTTCCTTCATGTGGTTTAATCCGATGTTTCCTACTTGACCTGAGTTTAATAAATGTGACATAATTTTTATGTTTTAATTTTAATTTTTATTATTATCTATTATCGACTCTTTTCATTAAGTCCATAATTCTTGAAGTTTCTGTATCCATATAAGCACTGGCTTCATTTAGCTTAGACTTACTGGTAGATTCTTCTTTATTTAATTTGCTAAGTACTGACTCTGTAACTGATTTTTTTGAACCAAGTTCATTATCAATAGCCTTATAAAGTCTTTTTGATTCTAAGATTGTGTTAACTTCATTATCAAATCTTTCGAATATAACTTCTTTCTCTTGTCTAGTAGTTGAATGTTCCATAAATAACTTAGCTACGTATGTTAAGTTAGAATTGAACACTACTGTCTCGGCTAACATTGTTCTGAATTTATTATTGGCTTGTTTATATTCACCAATCTTACTTTTTAATTCATTAGCCTCTTTTAATAGGTTATTATATTTCTTGTTACTCTCGCTCATATTAGGAGCAGTAACGTTAGGAGCTTTAACCTTGTTGGCATCACCACCAGCACCTTGTATTGTTGTTTTGTTGGTTGTTACATTACGTCCTTTACCAACTTGTATTTTTTCTTCAATAGCTTCATCACCTTCTACATCTTCTTCTTCTACGATATCATCTTCTGCCATTACCATTTGACCTTCGCCATTAGCATGAGATACAGCATCGTCATCAAATCCACCTACTAGATTATCTCCAGTGATTTCTTTGTCTGGACTAGCTTTAGTACCTTCTATATCACCAGTTTCTATATCACCAGTCATACTTGATTCTACATCACTTGATGCAGTTCTTGGTTTTCCACTTGCGGAAGCACCAATTTTTGTTTCTTTATTGAATTTTGGGTCAGCAAGTTCACTTTCGTCAAGAGCAATTTCATAAATCGCTTCTTCTTCTTCTTCACCAGGTATTTCATCCGAACTTGTGAAATCATCAGTAGGAAGTTCTTCACCACCAATTTCAGCACCACCCATATCTGGTTCAGCACCAATTTCTTCTCCACCAAATTCTTCTGCACCAAATTCTTCTGGTTCAACAGCACCTTCTTCAGTTTTGATTACAAATTCACCAGGTTCGTTTACTGTTAATTTAACATCACCAGTTACATCATCA